ATGAGTTTAGTATTTGTGTGTGTCCGTCCATTGTAGTTCTCCTTATTTAAATTTGTTGTTACGAAATCTATGGTTCATTACAAAGCCTAACCATTTGAGGCTGATCCCACGTTCGGATCGGTAGTAGCGTGGCATAATAAAAAAGTATCTGTATTTTCCTATAAACATTTGAAGTTACCTTTCATCTTTAAGAATATGTAGATACATGCACTAGTTAATAGATACATGGTAAGGGTGAAGACTAAGAGGTCAAGCCACCCACCATCAGAAACAACCTCGTCATATAATATAGTTACGATTGACGAGGTTAAAATTATGGTAGCGATTGCTAATATATTTCTAAGCATTGATTAGTTCTCCTTATTAATGTTAAGTATATACCATTGATTGCAGGATGCAACACAATATGTTGTGTAGTTGTGAGAATAATTTTTGTTTTTTATTAACTCACTAGATTGTACTTGGATTAACACACCTAAACTCTCGAGCGTACCACGATGTCTTACTAACCCCCTACTTCTTTGGATATTTAAGGAGAGAAAGGAGACTGAGAATAGAGATAGATATTAATCCAAGCTATAGATATTTAAACAGGTAAAGTTCCTGTGGTTTGTATCTCAAATGCCTCATCAGGGTACTTGGCTTGGACAAGGTTAAAGATATATAGAATTTTATTAAAGCTAGTTGCCTCATAGATTCTGTATCGATCGTGATATAGATAGAACATTATAGTATTCCCTTTAACAAAACACTCATGGTTGACAGAAAAAAAGGCCATCTAAATTGATGACCTTTTAGTCTTGATTACTTAGCTATTTGGATTGGATTGGTATCTTCTCCAAGTATATCTGACAAGGCGTTCATGACCTGAGATACATCTCTGGCTAAAGTTTTCTTGTAAGGCTTCCACTCTTCACCTGATACAATAAGATATACTTCCTTATCGGATGTGAATCTTTCTTGTAACTCAGCTAACTCGTCATCCATTCTTTGGTAGATGTCAACCTTCTTAGCAAGAGTTACATCTACTACTTCAGAACCTTCAGCAGGTCTAAGAGTAAGCAACTCTTGTTTAACCTTATTCATCTGCGACATCTTATATTCGATAGAGTTGTTTGATGAATAGCAAGCATCACCTGCGATAGATGTTCTAAGATATTCATTGTGTTCACCCCCATGATGGGCAACAATCTCAAGTTTCATTTCAGTTAAAGTAAGTTTCTTTTCATTTGATTTTGTCATGTTAGTTCTCCATTTAATAAAGACTTGGATGATTCCAAATCTTGCCCCTAACTTTCATCGACTAATCAGAAGTCCAAAGAATCGTCTTGAGATGGAATGAAACAAATCTTTGATTTGTATTCAGTACACCAACTCCTATTCTTTTGACTCATCTTAGTAAAGACCAAGCAATGGTACGCCACCTTTACTTCGGCGTAACCTTGCCAACTAAAAAGCCACATCCCTATGATGTGCCTACTAAAGGTCTGCAATCTGATTCGACTGTGAAATTATGGGGTCTCTTGGATTTGGAGTTATCTAAGTCTTTCACTTATTAAATGGTGAACTCACACCTTGACTAAAACAAATTAAGATAAACATACCAATTACTTTAACTGAAGTTAAACTTTAGATTACTTTTAGTATGCCCTTCATTTTAGTAGGGGTTAACACAGGCTTAATGGATATCTTGGGTTATCTATCTCATGTGATGCTATGTCTTTTCTCAAACAACCCTAACTAATATTCGCAGATTAATATAAACAATAGTTCTTATGACCTAGTCCTGCGAAGGTTATGACGTGGTAGATGTAATGATATGCTAAGAACATCTGCTAAATAATGATGACTGATTTACAAGAACACACCACATTCGATAATGAAGTGTCTCTTCTTGTTTCATAGTGAATAGTTGTTACAAGGGAACTTTAGCCAATGTATCTCAAGTCACCTTGAATGACTTGATACTTGGTGAAGTACCTCCAATGCAAATGGGTCAGTCATTAACTGAAAGGTCATCGATTTAGATGCCTTTTTATTGGTCAACCACACAAACCAAACAGCATGATCCTACTTGGGATCATTCCTTAATCCTGTGTTTTGTGCGTTGACAACCTTTCCTATTTGCCTAAGATTGGGGGGGAACAAGGGGGGGCTGTTGATTGCAAATAGAAAGGTTTATAGATGAATATAGTAGGTAAATTAACTGATAAACAGATTAAACTTGTTGATACCCTCGTAGCTTTAGGTGGGAGTATCAAAGACGCAAGTCAAGTGGCAGGATATGCTGAAGGTGAATCTGGGAGAGTGAGTGCTAGTAGGGCTTTGCGTCTTCCACATGTGCAACAGTACATGATGCAGTCAGTTAAAGATACATTGAGTATTCACGCTACGAATGCTTGTAGTAGGTTAGTTACTCTATCCAGTAGTGCTAGATCAGAGTATGTTCAACTGGAAGCGAGTAAAGATATCCTAGATCGTGCAGGCTTCAAAGCACCAGACAAGGTAGCTCATCTTCATGCAGGCGAAATTAAAGTAAGTATTGATCTGTCTTAGTGTGGGGTAGGGGGGGAAAGAAAAAGGTTGGGGTAACGTAACGGGTCTACAACAGACTAGGTTATTAAAAAAAGTAAACTAAAAGAAACGTATAAAATATTTTTTAACTGAGAGGTACGTAACATGTGTATAGGAGGAGGAGGAGGTGCACCTGCACCTGCACCAAAACCAAGATGGTTGCAAGACACGGATAAAGAAGTTATTGTTTCCAAGTATGAGTTATCTGATGAGAACAAAGAACGTAATAGACAACGTAGATTAGCTTCTGTATCAAAGAGAAGGGTTCTATTAGAGGATAGTGGTGGTGATAACAATGGTGGTATTAACGATTATAGTGGTGGAGGACTAGATGGTGGTGGCATAGGTGGCAACGATCCATCTAATAACGCCGCAGGTGGTTACACAGTTTAAAGGGAGTTAAAGGGTTATGATATATAAAGATAATAATGGGAACGAATACAAAGGCGATGTGATTACATTGTCTGATGGGCGTATACTTAGTGGCAAAACATATACTAAGAACTCTAAAAGGTTGCATATACATCCACCTTCGGATGCACAATTAGCAGGCGAGGTATTAGATATCGTTGCTGAGCCTCTTACTAAGCCAGTATCCAGAGCTAATAAAAGAAAAAGGTAGCCCAATGACAGAAGCTTGGACACGCAATGAAGGCAAAAATCCTAAAGGTGGATTAAACGCTAAAGGTCGTGCATCTTATAAGAAAGGCACACTAAAGCCACCAGTTAAATCAGGCGATAATCCTAGACGTGCAGGCTTTTTAGCTAGAATGTCAGGTAATGATGGGCCTGAAAGAGATTCTAAGGGCAAACCTACAAGATTACTTCTAAGCTTGAAGGCTTGGGGTGCTAGTAGTAAGGCTGATGCAAGGGCAAAAGCTCGAGCTATATCAAAAAGAAATAAGTCTAAGGCATGATGAGGTTTTATCTAAAGTTAAGTATATTTTTTTCTAAGATAGGTAATTACTTTTGGCGTAAGCATGTTGATATATTACGGAGGGGAAGATGAGTCTTTATAAAAATATTAATGCACGAAAGAAGTCTGGTACATCTCGTACTAAAGCTAAGTCAACTGTAAGTGACAAGGCTTATTCTAATATGAAGAAGGGTTTTCCAAAGAAGAAACCTAAATGATGAGCTTTCTTTCTATTGAGGATCGTAATGTTTTGCGAAGAGTAGTGCATACTGTGCATATGAAGCATATGCCTAAACATCTTCTTACAAACTATGAGGCTGATAAATTAATTGATTCCTTCTTACCAGAAACTGTTGAGAAACTAGTAAAAGCAGGCAAGGATAACCACATTGACAGACTTTAAGTACAAACCTGATGGCGAAGTTCTTAAAAAATTCATGCGTGATGACTCTTTTTTTAGAGGAATACGTGGGCCAGTAGGTTCAGGCAAATCAGTTGCTTGTTGTGTAGAAGTTTTCCGTAGAGCGTTGGAACAGAAGCCAAATGACAAGGGAGTTCGCCGTTCTCGATGGGCTATTATAAGGAATACTAACCCACAATTGCGAACAACTACCATTAAAACGTGGCTTGATTGGTTTCCTGAGGAAGAATGGGGTAAGTTCATGTGGAGCGTACCTTATACTCATTGGATCAGGCAAGCTGACCTAGAATTAGAAGTATTGTTCTTAGCTCTTGATAGACCTGAGGATGTTAAAAAGTTATTATCTCTTGAATTAACTGGGATTTGGATCAATGAAGCCAGAGAAATCCCAAAATCAATAATCGATGCAACAACAATGAGAGTAGGAAGATTCCCTTCAATGCGTGAAGGAGGGCCATCTTGGTCTGGTGTAATAGCCGATACTAATGCTCCTGAAGAAGATCATTGGTGGCCGATTATGTCAGGCGAAGTTCCAATCCCAGACCATATTGCTCTTGAACAGGCACGTATGTTAGTTAAACCTGACAACTGGAAGTTCTATATTCAACCATCAGGCATGGTAGAAACTAAATTTAAAGACGGAATGATTGATGCTTACGGAGCAAACAAATATGCAGAGAATGTAAAGAATATGTTGCCCACTTACTACCGAAATCTTATTAGAGGTAAAACTAAAAGTTGGATTGACGTGTATGTTATGAATAGACTAGGCTCAATTCAAGAAGGGAAGCCAGTATATCCTATGTTTGTAACTGATACTCATGTAGCTAAAGAAAGAATTGCTATTGCTGATGGTGTTCCTTTGTATATAGGGGTCGATTTTGGTTTAACTCCTGCCGCTGTATTTGGACAGAAGGTTCGAGGAAGATGGTTAATACAAGCAGAAATTGTAGCTATTGACATGGGTATCGTACGTTTTGCTGAGCTATTACGCCAAGAAATAGCAACACGATTTGGCAATTTAGATGTAAATATCTTTGGTGATCCCGCAGGAGACTTCAGAGCACAGACAGATGAGTCAACTCCCTTCCAAATTATGCGTGGTGCAGGGTTAAAAGCTACACCTGCTCCAAGTAATTCTGTTGATTTGCGTCTTGAGTCTGTTGCATCCTCATTAAATAAAATGGTTGAGGGTAAGTCTGCTTTTCTAGTTGATAAGAGATGTGAGACTTTAATTAAAGGGTTTGAAAGTGGGTATTCATACAGGAGAATGAACGTATCTGGTGAAAGATTTGACGATAAACCTGATAAGAATATGTATTCGCACATACATGATGCACTACAGTACCTAATGTTAGGTGCAGGAGAAGGCAGAATGTTAATGCGTGGTGCAAAACCTGTTGATGCTTTTAATGGAAGAAAAGATTTTGACGTATTTGCAAGGCAACCTACTCAAAGAAAGCGTAAATCTCTGTGGGCAAGGTTATAATTGTGCGTTGCATTTAATCGCTAAGTATGATTGTTATTAATAATAATTTAAAAGGAGAGAAGCATGTGCTTACCAACAAGATCACCTTCACCACCACCACCTGATCCATCAATTGCAGAGGCACAGGCAGAAGCGAATGATACAGAACAAGCTGTTCGTTCAGAAAACAAAGAAGAAACTTTAGAAAAAGGTATTAAACGAGCAAGAGGTGGAACTGGTAGAAGATCTTTGCTAACAGGTAAATCTGGTGGTATGGGTTATTATAACGAGTATATGTAATGTTGATGTATAATGATCAGAAAGATAACTCCCCATCTGAGGCTGATAATACAAAAATTGCAGAGAAATATCTCCGCATGTATCAGAAAGCTAAACAGCATAGGGAAAACTTTGTACCTTTATTTGAAGAGTGTTATGAATACGCTCTCCCAATGCGTGAAAGTTTCTATTCGGAAAGTGTTGGTCAACGTAGAGATGACAAAATCTTTGATGAGACTGCTGTTGTGGGTGTGCAAGAGTTTGCGTCAAGGTTACAGTCTGGCCTTGTGCCTAATTTTGCACGTTGGGCAGACTTTACAGCAGGGAGTGAAGTACCTAAAGAAGAACGTGATGTTGTTAATAACGAACTTGACGAGGTAACAGAGTATGTATTTGAAATTATACAGAACTCTAATTTTGCTCAAGAAATTCATGAATCATTTATGGATCTTGCCGTTGGAACTGGTGTCTTGGTTGTTTCAGAAGGTGATGCGATTCATCCAATTAACTTTAGTGCTATCCCTTTACCTCATATCGTTCTTGATACTGGCCCTGATGACTATATTGACCATGTTTATAGGGAACGCCCTTGTAGGAATTCAGATATTCCTATCATGTATCCAGACGCAATCGTATCAGAGAAGCTACGAAGGAAAATCGAAACAAGCCCAGAAGACAAGACTAAAATTCTTGAGATAGTTTGTAGAGATTACTCAGTTAAAAACCAAGATCAGTTTTTGTTCTATGCAATTGACCCTGCATTAAAAGAATTAATTAAAAAAGAAACATATACTGGTGTGGGATCAAATCCATTTGTATGTTTTAGATGGTCTAAATGTTCAGGCGAAGTTTATGGGCGAGGCCCTTTAATGAATGCCCTTAGTGCAATTAAGACTACCAACCTCACAATAGAATTAATACTAGAGAACGCACAGATGGCTATCTCAGGTATATATCAGATGGATGATGACGGAGTTATTAACCCTGATACTATTAATCTAGTTCCTGGAACTGTAATTCCTAAAGCACCTAACAGTAAAGGCTTACAACCTGTACCTGCGGCAGGAAATTTTGACGTTGCAAGTTTAATCCTTAACGATATGAGGCTTAATATAAAACGAGCTTTGTATAATGATATGTTAGGTAATCCAGATAAGACTCCTGCTACTGCTACAGAAGTTGCAGAACGTATGGCTGATTTATCAAGAAGAATTGGTAGTGCTTTTGGTCGTTTGCAAGCAGAACTTGTGCAACCTGTCCTCCAAAGAGTTGTATATATTCTAAAGAAACAAGGGCGAATAGACTTACCTACCATAAACGGAAGAGAAGTTAAGGTACGAAGTGTATCTCCCCTAGCTCAAGCACAGAACAACCAAGACATTTCTTCCGTTGCTAGATTTTTAGAGATGGTTCAAACAAGATTTGGGCCAGAGATTATGAATATACTTATTAACTCAGAAGAAACTGCGGCATACCTTGCTAAAAAGTTTGGTGTTCCTGATGTGCTAATTAGAGATGTGGCAGAGCGTAAACAATTAGTTCAAATGGCACAGCAATATGCACAACAACAACAGGAACAACAACAAATGATGCAGAATCAAACACAGAATATGGAAGGCGTAGCTCCACCAGATGAACAACAGCCACAGCAATAAACCATTTATAGGGCTTGATGGATACCAACGTATTAAAGAAACTGATAAACAAATTAGTTTAAATGTTGCCCATGT